TTCAATGCGAGGGCCTTCTCAGTTACGCCCACATTGTGGTTAACTGCGCCGGGATCATATCCCCCGTGCCCTGGGTCTATGCAGATCTTCATTTTTTGCCCTCCTCACCGTTCTCATTAATTGCCTTAATCGCGCTTTTTATTTTAGCCGGAATCAGTCCGGTATAGCCGAGCCGCCCCAGGTTCTCAAGAATTGATCCGGCCTCATTTACGCAATAAGCTGCGATCGCCGCGTTACGTAAAGTCCCGCCGGTACCGAGCACCTGATCTAAACCGTTACCGACGCATACGACTGAAAAGATAACCGCCTTTTTGATTATGCCCTTAAACCCGGTCGAACTGGACCATACGTGCGTTTTACACGCGGCGGCCACGCCGAGCAGGTAATCCACGGCCACAAAGGCAAAAAGCCACTGAACCGCCACGTCAATGCCTCCCACGGCAAAAGCAACCGCACCGCCGACCGCCCCGCCGGCAAAAGCGATCGCGTTGTAACACTTCGGCAATAAGCTATCCACTGTTTCAAGCATCCTGGTTACCTCCGGCGATCAGTCTGTCGATAATGCCGGATGCACTCGCCGCGCCGTAATCCCATACAATAGCGTCAAGTTCAGCAAGTGTAGTAGCAGCCCGGGCTAACTTTTCTAGATATGTGCCATAAAACACAATTCTCTGTACTTCCTGCCTTAAAAGTCTTGCAAGTTCAATCAGCTGGTCATAGCTGAGCGGGTGCACCGTATTTGCTTTTGAGATCCACGGCTGTGTGATATCCTCAGGCTGAACGATGCCGCGGGAGATCTGATCTTGCCAATCCAAAATTGTGCCGGATATGCGCAGAAGAGCCTTATCATCATACGCGAAAAGGTCCTCCTCATACTCCAGCCCGCCGGTATCAAGCTGTTTATTTTTTGCAGCGTTGAGCTCCGCGATTTTATTCGCTTTTGCCTCATCAAGGCTTTTTGGCGGAATTTTCACAATCTCAAATCTGCGGCCGTCACCGTCCGGTGTAATCTCTTTGATGTAGCAGCCGTTTGCGTTGCACCATGCGGCGACCTCGGGATAGTCCTCTCCGTCGTGAAATATGTAACCTGGATAATACTTATCATCGCTCATTTTTAGCCCCCTATTTCCAAAATCCTATCGCAATGTAGCTAAAACTTCCATTGCTTATCCATACATTATCTAGTGGGCTCCACACGGCGCCAACAAAATATGTAGTACCTTCCGCGTACCACCCTGGAACCCCCATATGACCTTCACGGATGGGAGTTGTCATTTGTATGGTCGGTGGGGCAATAAAAGCAACGGGATAATTAACTGCTATGTCCGCACTTCCCGCGCCAAAAACAATTTGAAAGCCGGATTTGAAGCGCACCCACCCTGCGCCCTGACTGTCGATCTCGCTAATAGCTATATTCGCGATAGTATTTCCCGCCTGGTTTGCGGTAAAAGTTGCAACCGTGGCCCCGTCTTTTTGAATTGTAAGCACGCCGTTATTCACGGTAGGGAGCTGGCTCGTAAGTGCAAGCTGGCGCCAATATGCTGTATCAGTCGGGTATTTGACGGCGGATCCCGGACCGTTTGACGCGATGCAAAGGTAGAGCGAACCTTCATGCAGAACTAAATTGCCCGCAGTGTAGTCATACGTCGTCACATACGTGTACACGCCGCCCTGCATAGCATAATAGATGTACTCGCCCAAGTATTTGAACAGTGCGTTAAAATCGCCGCGCTCCGGAGCAATACCACCTTGGTCAAGTGGTAACTGGGTAACCGGCGGGAACAGTCCGCTAAACGACGCCCGGCCGGAACCCGACGGCGTAGTCGCTGGGATCGCGTTCACGTCGGCGGTGCTCCCTAATGTTGCCGCCCATTTTTGCGGCTCAGTTGTAGCCATATAAAAGCCTCCTATAAAAGATTAGACATCAAGATCCTGCGGGCCGCCGTTCACAAAAGGCGCCTGATTGAACGGATGCAGACCGGAGCCATTGAAGCCGAAAATAGGGCCCAGCGCATAGTAAATTTTTACCCCGACGCCTGTAGGGCTCCAGCGGAGATTGAGGAAAGCCTGCAGCGCCTGCGGATCGACGATCTCGGTTACGAGAACAGTCAAAACCATTGTATCAGTATGCAGCACCCGCACGCCGCTGGGTATGAGCTGCCCGCAGAAAAAATTAATGCTGTGCAGACTGGAATTAGTCAGATTGAAAAGCGCTTTAACGAAAATGTATTTGCGATATGTGTAATCATCCAGGATCACACTCTCACCGGCGGCATAAATTCGCCGTGCGGTTGCCACAATGCGGCCCCACACATCAAGCCCCGCGCCGTCGGCGGTCCACGGATCGATCATGTGCTCATACATCAACCCGATTGAGCTTTCAGGATTGAGAAGACTCCAGCAGGTAACTGTCAGCGATTTAAGGCGCGGACTGCCCGCATACTGGCTCTGCAGCACCCGCAAAATGTCAAAATCCGACGCATCAAAAAATCCCGGTATGTTCATTTGCGCCTCCCTACTCGATCACAATGTCCGCCAGGCTCAACACTGGATTTTCATCAATTTTGACGTATAGGGCATCGGACCAGGCTCCGCCGGTTTTCGCGATATCAACATCGAGCAGATCGGTATATCCGGCGTTCTGCACACTGATCGCAAAACGCGGGGCGTAAATCGTATCACCCATTAGCGGCCGCGCCATTATGGACCCGTCAACCTCGGTAGGGTCTTCGCCATAAAAATTATTGAAAACTGCCTGCCTGATAGCCGCAAGGTCATCCGCAGAAAAGCCCGCAGCATCCGGGAACTTAAGCCGGATCGTGATATCGGAATCCGTCGGGCGCTGGAAGTGGATCGGCTCCTTGATCCCGGTTGTATCATCCTCCACCAAATAAGTCGTATCGCCGTTTGTATCGCATCCGGCAGAAACTGTCCGATACATAGCAGTAGCGATAGCACCGTCATTGCCCCCTAAAACGCACACGTAAACACTGTGCGGGCTTAGGGTCACGCCGTCAATCACCTTTGGCTGATTAGTTTTATTTTCACGTACAACGCAGCCGATCACATCATCAAGCTGCATTATGCGGGCGTACACGCTTGCAGCGGTGCCGCGTGAGTTTAACGCCACGGAGGCATATCTGCGGAGCTCGAACTGCCCGCGGTTCTCTTCAAGTGTGCCTACAGTTGCGGCGTGCTCATTTGTGGCCGTATCCCAGCCCGCAACAACGGTCATTATGCGTGTTATGGTTCCCGCCGCGGCGGAGATCAAACCCTCGGAAGTGCACCGGAAAACCCCCGATCCAGTACCGTCCGCGCCGATTGTAAACGCGGCAACATTCTGCCATATCGTGTCATCCGCGGTGCTCATAATCTGCGCATTCACCGGGATCACGGTGCCGGATAACCCGCGCACCGCGATTTTGGCGGTACTCGGTGTGGCCGCTTTGCGACTTAAAAAATAGATTTTTGCGATCGCATCCTGAAAGATCCCCTCATTTTTTGCCGGGTCAAACTGGTTGCAAAGATATAAAAGCTCCGTATCCTTTTCAGTTATTGCCGCCGTCTGGCTGTCAATCAGCTGTCCCGCCGGAGTCTCCGGATCGGTGTTCAGGTCCACCTGGCCATCCTTATGAAAAGCGGCCACCCAGTCCGCAGCAACAGCCGCGCGGACCGTTTCCGTATCATCAGCGTAAAATCCTGTAGCCGGATCAAAATGCAACATTTACGGCCTCCCCGTCCTCAGTGACGATCTCAAGATCGCCGGTTAAAGTTCTATCCGTTAACTGCTCACCTGTTACCGCAACGCCTCCATGTGCAAGGGTAACATCAAGCAGGTTTGCGCTCAGCACGCCGTCAACTCCCACGGCGGCACTCTCGTACTCTGCGCAGATCATACGTTTATTGAGTTTACGCCCCAGGTCTAAAGTAAAATGTGGGATGCCGCGATCGCGGAAATAATAAGCATCATCGGTGAAAAGCCGCACAGCATTGGCAACATTCTGCGCTATGCCGTAAGCGCCGGAGGTATCGACGATCTGCCCGCCGTCATCAAGAATTAGATCCCACTCATCCGGATCAAGCATCAGTGTGTGTCCCTTTGTGTCTGCCATATGCCGCTCCTAATTGCCGTGAATGTGCCCGCCGGCGGTTATATTTCCCGTAACATTGAGATCGCCGGTCATGCTAACATTCGATGTATCAATCGAAACGCCGCCGGAACTTGTTATCGATCCAACCTCCAGCGTGCCGGTAATTTTAACCTTTGGTGCATCAATCGTTACCGGTCCCGCACTCTTAATTATGACCTCCGCGTCGGTCTCAATCGTTATTTTGCCCGGCGCCTTAATGTAGATTGTTTCGTCTTGCTCCAGCTGAATATATGTTGTCGGTTCCTCAGTGTGCAAAGTTCCCACGATCACGCTGTCAGACTGATCAAAAGTCCTGAATGACCCGGGGCGCTGCGGGCTGTCAGTCCCGCGGTTAATTGTGCTTATGTCGCCTTTGCAGCTTACACATACCACGCGATCGCCGGGAACCGGATTGATTATGATCCCCACCTTGCCCGCCTGGAGCCGTGTGTGCGGCAAAGCCGGAACGCTCACCATCGGCAACGCCTGACCCTCCGCATCACTCTGCGCGGTCATCGGTGTAACATCTGCGGTCCCTGTCGGGCCGCTGCCCTCTGTGCTGCAGCCGTCAACTCTTCCTATCCACGCGGTCTCAACCTCGTTATTGAGATATTGCTCAATACTGTATTGCAGCTCGTTAAAATCGCTCTCAGCGGTACCGGGACGCTGTAAACCGCGCTTGTCGTTTTGATCAATGGCCATTAGATAAACCTCCCGATTGCGCCGCTCATCTGCGGATAAAATCCCGTGATTTTGCTCTCCCATTTGCCCTGCCGCGGGCTGTTCGCGCTCAGGTCATGGCTCAGCTTGATAATTCTCCAGGTTCCTGACGCCTTCGGGACCTCAGTCTCCAGCTTGAAAATACCGGCGAAACGTAAAGCCGGATTGAAAACGGTTGTAAGCTCTATGCCGTTTTGTGTGACAGTCGGGTACTTAAGCAGTCCCGTGTCCTTGTTAATCAATATCGCATTGCCCGCAGTGTTCACTGCTCCGCCCGCAGGTATGAGAATTGCCCTGTTATCATCCAGGATAAGCTCCGCGCCGATTTGTTTAGCCGCCTTCATAGCCTGGTGGATCGGTGATCCGTTGTACACAGAATTGCGCAGCTGCGCGGTAACCCCGCGATTTTCAAAAGTAAATCCGGCTTTCTGCACCTGACCGGCGATAAAATCAGCGGCGGGCTGTGAACCCCTGACAGCGGTCGCTCCGTCCGCAGTGATACGGCCCCAGAATCCCACCTGAGCCTCAATCTTAAGTTTTACGTCCGGCGTGCCGTTAAGGTCAGCCGCGGCCCTGACAATATTGCCCGCAAAAATCTCAGTGTAGCCGTGTATGTCATCGCCTGCGTAAACGTTCACATAATTGCGTTTTTGATAGAGCGGGTGAAAAGCCAGGGTTGTCAATTTTTCCATATCATCGAGCGGCATGTTTGTGATCTCGATTGACGCCTTGCCAAAGTCCGGGACTGGTAGCT